CTGGTCCTGAAAAAGTAGTTGATGCCATAATTTTCTCCTTTGTATAGCGTTCGTTATGTAGTCTCTATACCGTCTGCCTAGCCAGTCTACATAATAATTTTTTCTAGGTTGTTTATATTATACATAAAAAAAGGGGCGATGTGAACACCGCCCCTTTTAAGAAATACTAGTTAGTATTTATTAGCTAGTTGGTAAGTTTCCGTTACCAAAAATACATCTAGGATCAGAGAATCCAAAAGAGTATCTTTCTCTAGCTTTGAATCTTACGTTACCAGTATCGAAGTCACCTTCAATCGCAGTCTTAATTGGTGATCTAACGAAGTGTTTTAATCCGTTAGGTATATCAGTCATTAAGAAGAATGAGTCAGTGTCAGTTAAGAAGTTGTTAACTCTGTAACCTTCTGGAACCATTCCCATTGATGCGATTGCGTTGATATCGTTATCAGCAGTTCCGACTCTTTGAGGTGATTTCATCAATCTCTCAGCAGTAAATTGTAATTCTTTTGGAATTATCATTTTTCTACCTTGAGCTGCGATTTTTAGACCTCTTTCGTCTACAAAACCAGCGATATCGATTAACGCTTGCTCTAGTGAAGTTTCGTTTAAAGTCTCAGCAGTTGCAAGAACGTTAGAGAAAGTACCACCAGTAGCTAGTGGGTGTGAAGCATTAATTAATGATACTCCGTCACCACCTGTTACAGTAGTTACTTGCGCTTGGTTCAATACGTTTGCAGCTTTAACTTGCTTCGTATTCGACATAGATCTTGCAAGAGCTCTTGTGTATCTTGCAGCTAATCTGTCGTATAGGTTATCTTCGATTGCTTCCTCAGTGATAGAGAATGCTAATGCGATTGTTTCGTGGTTGTATCTACTTGTGAAAGTTTCACCCGCAGTATCAAACACTACTCCAGCACCTTCTTGTTTAGTTGGTGCAGAAGCAAAACCGCTTAACATTACTTCCTCTTCGAAAGCTCTGTCAGATGTTTCAGTTACGAAAATTTCAGCATGCTGATTTTCATATCTGTTATATTCCAGGCCAAATAGTGCATTTAAACCTGGCTCTAGTTCTTTAACTAGTTGTGATCGTGATATAGCCATAATTTATTTCTCCTATTATACGCCCGTACCACTTCTATAGAAGTGATTGTTGATTCTAACAAGAATATTAGCATTGTCAGTCGTAGTATCCGAATTGTCTGGATCCTGCGAAATGTCAATTGCTTGTACAGCGAATGTAGCATTAGTTGATGCTGTTGATACATCCAATTGTACTTTTGATAGTCCTGTTTGTGTTACACCTGTTGTGTTTGTTACCGAATAGTTGGTATACAGACTTGATCTCGGAAAAGCCGAATCAGCGTCTACAAGAAATACAGCATCAGGATCATCAACAACAAACGCTGTAATATCGCTTGCTGCAACTGAACCTGGGTAGTAGTTCGAGTAAGTTGGCTTTTGAGTAGTTGGATCTGTATAAAAACATCCGTTAAAAACACCCAGAATAGCTGTACCACTGCCCGCAGAGTGCCTGTCAATGTTTCCAGAAGTTAATGGAATAACCATGTCCCCTTGGAAAATTGCAGTAGTGTGTCCGCTTGCAATAGTGTATCTGTTCTGAGCTCCAACTAATGGTGTTCCGTCTAGTTTTCTGTACGGTCTTAGACCGAACTTTTCACTTACGTTTGCCATGTTTGTTCTCCTTTTAACAGTTTATTTTAAAGACCCGGTAGGTATTGCAAAAAAATTATTTTTTACGTCCACCACCAAAGGTCACTCTGGATTGTCTATCAATATTGATAGGCATATCCGGGTGCTGTTCCTTCATAAGATCATTGTCAACCGCGTTCATTCTGTCTTGAGTTACTTTATTAAAGTACTCAGCACGTGCGACCAAAATCTCTTCTGGTATCCTTGCCAGCACAAGGCCTCCAATTCCTATACACCCCTGATATTTACCTTCGGTATAGAAAGGATATTTGTTAGTGCCGATTTCATTTTCAATCTGTTCGACCTTTACAAAATCCCAACCTTCCCTAAGCTTCTTAGATACATTCGCTGTATCCTCAAAACCTTGAACGGTAGTACGTATCCATCTATGGGCGTAACCGTTCGGTGCAGGTGGTGCATCCAAACTGGATGGTGGAGTCCAAGTTCTTTTAGCTTCTTTTGAAGCTTTGGTCTCTGACTCCCGTGAAGTTCTCTTAATTGTATCCATAACTATTTTTCCTCCTTCACGTATCTAGCGTATTCCTCTAGTGGCACCCCTAATCTTTTAGCAATAGCTACCTGTGACTTGGTGAGTTTCACAGTTCTGCGTCCTTGTTGACTACGACCAGCCGAGGCAACCGTTTGGACGGGTTTCGGTTTCTCTTTTTTAGGCTCGTCTTTAGTGTCATCAAAACTTTCTGGAAAATATTTCTTAAGTCTTGAATTAACTTCATTATAGTACTCTTCACTATCTACTTCAATACCCTCTTGTGAAATATTGTTGTGTATAGTAATAGCAGCATTAGTCATGACTTCATCATTCCCGAACCACGGATTATCCTCAGCCCATTTCTTAGCTTTAGGTGTTATTTGTGGTGCAGATTGCGAAGATTCAGCTGTGTTTGAGGTATCAGCTTGTACGTTTTGTTGTTGTTTATTTTGCTCTTCTTCCTGCTTCTTCTGTTCTTCACGATTAGCTATTTCTAATCTAGCTTTTTCTTTTTCAACAGATAACTGAGTTAGTTTATCATTAGCTTCCATAATTTTAGAAGCATCCTGACTCTCAATTGCTTGTTGAAGAGCGACTTTGACTTGTTCTCTTTGAGCATCTACTCTAGCATCTAATTCTTTTAGATACTGATCGTCAGTAGACTTGAACTTCTTAAGACTTGAGTCAAATTTCTTTTGTATACCCTTAGCGTATTCTATAGCTGCTTTTTCTCTTCTCTCAGCTTCTTTCTTTTGAAAGACAAGTTTATCAATTCTCTTTTGATAATCTCTTCTAGATTCATTAAGGTTTGGTATTTCGTTTTCAGATTTTTCTTCTGACTTTGTTTCCTGTTTAGGAGCTTCTTCTTTATCATCAGAAACTTCTATTTCAGGTTTATCAGATTTTTCTTCTGTAGATTTTGAATGATCAGTATAACCTAAATCAACTTCACCTAAATCTAATTTAGGTGAATCATCTTTTTTAGATTCTTCTTTTACTTCAACATCTTCTTCTTTAACATCGTCAGTATCTAATTCTACTTGACGTTCTTTAGCTAATAATGCTTCTGCACTATAGTCTTTTACTTCTGCCATGTTTATCCTCCTTCATTAAAATAAATGGAGAATATCTTCTGGCTTGTTAATAGTTCCTATAATCTCGTCATCATTTAAAATACGGTGTTCACCATACTTAGTCTGAAATCTACTTCCTGCGTATCTGCCATAAACAACAAATTCGCCTGATTTACACCAAGGTCCATTAGGAAATTTTTCTTTATCCTGATAACAAAGATCACCCATTTTAACAACTAGTCCGACAACTGTTGTCATCTGAATTTTGTCCTGGGTTTCATCTGCTAGTATGACACCACCTTTTGTTTTTTGTTGGCCAGACCAAGGTCTAACTAACATTCGGTATCCTACTGGGTTGGGTATGATTTCAAGATATTTTTTGATGCCTTCTGGATCAGTTGGAATTTGTGATTTTACCTCTTCTTTATTTTTTTCGTTTTTACCGAAAGTTGTAAGATCTGGTTTAATCAGTGTTGCCATCGTTATCCTCCTTTTGCAGGTTTTTAATATCCTGAAGCAGCGCTTCAAGTGCGCTGAGTCTGCCCCTAGCATACTGCAAATTCTCTATGGAATCAACCCCATAGCAAATATGGGACCTCGTGTCATCAGCTTGTTTTTTTATTATGTTTTTTATTTTGTCTGCAGTATACGGATCTAGCATTATGTTAACCTAAGTGATTTAAAATGAAACTCTTCTAAACTATCCATTGTTTGTTTTGAATGCGGGTATGGACTATCTGCTCTATACCAATGATACATATAAATACCATTAACTACATGAAATTCATGCCCTGATTCTAATATTTTTTTATGTATTAAATTATCTTGTCCTAAAGTTTGACCTGTTGCTGGAAAGCCTCCTAAAGATCTCATAGTTTCAATACTTACACAAAGAAAAACTCCTGAATAATTTCCGGCTTCTTTTGGATTAATGTGTGGTGTTGTTTTACCCCAATGATATTTTGATAAATATTTACCAAGTCTTCTATGATAAGATATATCATGATTGTGTGGATCCACTCCAGGAACCATTTGTCTTAAACTAGCTAATCTATTTACTCTACAGGTAAATGCTTTTGCTTTTGGATTTTCTTGTATTGCATGTTGTAATTGAGGATACCAATCATATGTTGTGAACATAGCGTCATGGTCTATAATTGCTAACCAATCTTTATCAGGATGTTGGCTTAAACAATTATTATACGCAGTGCCCATACATCTTCTTCCAAAATCATTATCATCCCATGCAATGTGAGTCCAAATTTTTGGTTTATTTTTTACCTGTGATTCGTCAACCATCACAGGCTTTTACAATTAAATATAAGGTTTGTAAATAGATTTAATTTTACCTGAAGCTTTTAATTTTTTTAAATCACCTTTAGTTAATTTAGTTAAATCTAAATATTTAATGTCTGGTGAAATTTTTTTATCTTTTTTAAATAAATTTTTAATCCATTTAAACATTTATTTCTTACCACCCAAATGTTTTAGTTCTGTAGCTTTAATACCATACACGGCTCCAACTACAGCTACCCATAATGAAATTATCCACCAAGGCATGGTTTGTAATTTTTCAAAATATAAATCTAGTTTTTGTCCAATCTCTTCGTCTTCAGCGAACACGCTGTATGCTAATAAAAACAGAGGGCTTGAGAGAACTAATAAAATGAATTCGTCTTTCCAGTCACCTTTTTGATTTTGAGCAATCTGTCCAGTGTACTCAATTTCTCCGCGTTTCATTTTTTCAGCATGGACGATCTGAGCTTCAGACATTATGATCTCAGACTTCTTTTTATTCTTATAAATTTCTGCGCCAGTTTTTAATGCAGTGCCAATAATTGACCAAGGAAACATTATTTTTTATAACCTCCCTTTTTCATTTTGACTGGAGGCACTTGTGAGTTGGGTCCTTTTTTAGGAGGTATACCATATTTAACTCCACCTGATAGTCCTCCAACACTGTATGCTACAAACGTAAAAAAATTATCTTCTGGACTTACTACTGTTGGATCTATTGGTTTTGTTGGAGAAACAGGTGTTAAATTTATTGTTTCCTGCTTGGATGGTTTACTTTTATCCTCCCATCTTTTCTTTTGTTCTGCCGCTGCTCTTGCTTGATTTTCTTTTTTTATTCTATCTCTTGCCCAATAAGGAGTTTTATCCGCATCTCTTAAAAT